AGGTCGGCGCTCCAGTGCGGAAGAAGTCGGACACGCCGGAACGGTACAACGTCTATGTCCCTAGGGGTCCGGAGACGTTGACAGAGAACCGGCTAACGGGGCTGTGGACGGCTCCTGGCATGACGGTTGGGACTGGCTTTCTTCGACTATCGCGGAAGGCGCTACAGCGCCTCTGGGGTGCTTCTGAGCCCTATCAGGAACCGGACGGCACCGACTGCCGATGGATATTCGATATTCACCCGATGGGCGGTGAGCTTGTTAGCGAGGATGTCGTTGCCGGGCACAAACTCATGGAATGTGGCTTCGTGACCTGGCTCGCCCCGCACATGAACATCGGCCATCATGACGGCATGAAGCGTTATGTGGGCAATTTTGTTGACTTCACCCGGCGGCTGATAGCGGAACGCGCAGCATGACGACTTTGGCAGTGCTCAAGGCGCAGATTGCCGACGACATCGCCCGGCCGGACCTCACGAGCCAGATATCGGCCGCCATTGTGCAGGCAATCGACTTCTACAAGGAAGAGCGGCTGTTCTTCACGGACACGCGGGACGAAACCTTTGCAACGGTGGCGGACCAATCGACCTATGACGTGGACGACGATGCGGCGATCCCGCTCTTCATCAAGGTCGATGCGATGTTCATCGAGGATAGCGACGGTATCAGCTACGGGCCTCTTGATCGGCTCGACCAGAAGGTGATGGAACGCCTGCTCGATTCCAGCGCTGCAACGGGGCGGCCGGAAAGCTGGTCCTACTTCAACCAGCAATTCTTCTTCCATCCCATCCCGGACGATGCCTACACGGTTCGCCCGATAGGGCAGATCGAAGTGGTGGCGCCCGATACGGATATCGTGACGGGCAATCTCTGGATGACACGGGGCTTCGAGTTGATCCGCTGTGCGGCAAAGGCAAATTTGTACGTTCATACGATCAAGGAGGATGGGCCGGCGGCCGTCTTTGCCATCTCTGCGGAGCGTCAACTAGGCATGCTTCGCCGTGACACATCCAAGCGCACCAGCACGGGACGAATAGTCCCCACGAGCTTTTAGATGCCGACCTTTCCTGCGTGGCGTCCGGATGCCTACTCGCTCGGGACGGGTTTCGCGCGCGACGTGTCAGGGGTTCTTCCCGGCACGGGGGGCTGGGTGCCATGGCCGGCGCTCGAGGCGGCCAGCCTTGCCCTTGCCGCGGTCTGCCGGGGGGCATTCATTGCCCGGTCTTCGGCCGGGGCCGCGGTGGTCTTTGCGGGCACGGCGACGGCCCTCTACAAGTTTGTCGGCATCGCGACGGCATGGGAGGACGTGAGCCGGACGGTGGGCGGTGCGTATGCAGTGCCGACCGATGGCTCGTGGGACTTTGATCAATTCGGCGATGTTGTGATCGCGGTCAATGGAGTTGACGCACCCCAGTTTTTCGACCTCACGTCCTCGACGGATTTTGCTGTTCTCGCTGGCTCGCCCCCCACGGCTGCCAAGCGGGTCAAGGTGGTCGGCGACTACGTTTGGCTGATGGACTTCACCACGGCGTTAGGGCCGAGCGGCGTGATGCCGAACGGTCGAGCACAGATAGCCTGGTCGGGCTTCAGGGATTATGACTACTGGACCCTGGGTCAGAAGAGCGCGTCTTTTGCGACATTCCCGACCGGGGGCTTTGTCCAGGGCGCGACCACGCAACTCGCCGGGCTGGTCTTTCTCGAGCGGGCCATCTGGCGCTTTGTGAAAGACCCGATCAAGATTTTCGACTTCGCCCCGATCCTGGAAGGGCAAGGAACGGCTGCGCCCTATTCGATCATCCAGCACGAGGCCGATGCGCTCTACTACGGGACTGACGGCTTTGCGATGGTCGGGGCTTCAGGCTTTCGACAGATCGGCAATGAGTGGGTGGATCAGTGGTTCATCGAGAACTGCCTGCAGACCCGGTTGAAGACGGTCATCGGGGCGCTTGATCCGATCCGAATGCGTGCCTTCTGGGCTTTCCCCGGCAATAGCAATGGGTCGAGTTATACCCGAGACGGCATCATCTGCTTCGACATGCTCAATCAGGAGCGGCCGTGGTCGAGGGCGGAAATCCAGACGGAGTATATCTTCAGCACCGCGACGCCCGGCGCAACGCTGGCCGACCTTGCCTCGCTTTACTCAACACTGACGGGCGTTCCCTATCCGATCGGCTCGGATGCCTGGCTCGGCGGTGCCGCGCGCATCGGGGCGTTCAACGACTCGCACATGATGTCATTCTTCTCGGGGAACGGCGTGGCGGCTCTTGCACAGACAGCCGAGTTTATGCCGATACCAGGCCGGCGGTTCTATGTGAACGGTTTCCGGGTCATAGGGGATGCGGCGAACGTGACGGGCAGGGTCGCGGTCAAGGAGAGGCCGCAGGACACGGAATCCTGGAAGACCTCGGCGAGCCTGACGGCGCAGGGCTTCATCCCGACCAGGGCGAGCGGCAAGATCCTCTGCGAGGAGGTCAGCATTCCGGCAGCGGAGACGTGGAGCATCCTGGCGGGCGTTGAGCACATGGACGGGGATATCCGCCCCGATGGGGTGCGCTGATGATGATTGGGGTTATCGGACTAACGGCCGCCAGTCACAACGGTTCGCTTGTCGGGATCTTTATCGGCTTCGCGGTTTTCTTCGGTATCGCCGGGGGAATAATTCTTCTGGCTTGGTGGAACGAAAGGCGCGGTTTTTAGATGGCTTCGAAGCCCACGGACCTGCTCGCGGAGACCGTCTTTTATGTCGTGTCCGGGACGGGCGTAAACACCGCCTACACGGTCGGGGACAACAATGAAGAGTCGCTGTTTTTGCTTGGCGTCGTGGTGACGGATTCCACGGGCAGTGTGGCGACTGCGGCCAAAGTGAACATCGATCGGGGCGGGACGGACTATGTGCTGGCTTCTGCTGCCATTGCGCTGCCAACCGCAACCGAGAATCTGGAACTGATCTGCGAGCCGGCGATACGACTGCTCCGCGCCGACAAGATCGAAGTTGTGGGCCAGACGGCCCATCACGTTTTCATCACTTACCAGCCGGTGAGAGATACCGGCCTCTTCGCTCAAAGACGATAGGAGGCGACCATCGCCACCGCCTTGAACGTACAAGCTTGGTCAACCGTGGCCGCGTCGAATGACGGGGCGGACAGCACCATCGGCACGGTCGCGAACACCAGCTCGCCCACGTCGGTTGACGACTGGGTGCGCGGCGTCATGGCGTCGGTGAAGAAGCACTCGCTCGACATCGGCGGCGGCGTGACGGTCGGCGGTACGGCGGACGTTATAACCATCACGACCAACCAGGCCATCTCCTCGGCGCATCAGGCGGCCGGGTTTTCGTTCCGGTTCAAGGCGGGCGGCACCAACACGACTGCCGTGACGGTTGCGGTTGATGGCCTGTCCGCGCAGCCGGTCGAGCGTGTTGACGGCTCGGCATTGAGTGCCGGCGATATCGTCTCGGGTGGGATTTACGACCTGGCCTATAACGCCACCAACAGCGGCTATACGCTGATGGGATCAACGACCGGAACCGTGACCGCTTCGGGCACGAATGCCTTTACCGGGACCAACTCCTTCTCGGTGGCTCCACGTCCGTCCGCGAACGACGCTGCGGCTTTAGGTGTTTCGGGAACTGCATGGTCGGACCTGTTTCTGGCGAGCGGCGGCGTCATTAACTGGAATGCCGGCAATGTCACCATGACGCATTCCGCTGGTCAGTTGACTATTGTGTGTGGCGGTGGCGATTCCATCTCGTTTACCGATGAAGACATTACTGTTGATGGCGACGTAGTCGTGCTGAGAACCTCAAGCGCTGCGGATTTGCTGCTCGACACGCTGGGGACGGAAACCAAGGGGGCGCTTATCTATCACAACGGCTCGTCCTGGGTCGTGCTAGCGCCGCCGTAAGGGGGGTTAAATCTTGGCTACTTACTCTCTTGTAATTCTTGATCCAAATAATGATGCTATTAGTTGGAGCGAGTCCGGATGGACTGGCGGAACAGTAAAGGGGTTGTGTATAGTGAGGGCTACTGATGTTATTTCGTGGATGACTGCCACTGAGGTCTCCGATATAGGTTCGGGTATCTCTGTTCTTTCATGCGATAGCAGTACAAAAGTCATCTCCTGGAGAGCTTCAAACTAATGACCCCACGCGAAGCCGCTGAGAAGCGGGAACTGGAACTGCTGGTGGATCATCTCGGCCGCCGGAATTTTCAGAACGCGGGCGACGCGGCGGAACTCAAGGCAGCGCTGGAAGCTGCCGTGGCGCCAAAGGCCGAGCCGACCGTGACCAGCGGGACTGGCGGCGGGGGTGGCAACTGGGTCAAGCAATCCGACTTTGAGCCGGAACCGTTTGCCGGTGATAGTTCTTGATCGCTGCCCGCTTGACCTTGTCGAGCGCATGTGGCCGCATATTGCGCCGCATATAGCCGCTGGGTGCGATGCGGTAACGACTGAGAACACCGCGGAGTTCATCTACACCGAAGCGCTGGCAGATAGGCGCTCTCTCTGGTGCGTTATCGATACCGACAACCCTTTTCCGTTCCTCGCCGCGGCTGCGGCGGGGCAGCGCATGACCAACGACGGCCTGGTGGTGTTTATCGACGTGATCGGCGGCCGGGAAAAGCACCGCTGGCTGCGGCACTGCCTCGAGGACTTCGAGGCACAGGCCAAGGCGGCGGGTGCCATTCGCATTGAGATCGAAGGAAGGCGCGGCTGGCCC